AGGAAGAAAAAATCAATCTCTGGGAATCATACAAACAGGCAACAGAAAACTCTGGTAAGTATGAACCAGTGGTCTTCATCAAAAGAAACAATCACAAACCTTTGGTCGTAGTGGATGCAGATTATTTTATTAATCTACATAAAAACACTTGACATCATTTCCGAATCGTGGTAGGATGTATATACAATAGAGAAAGAGGTATATTATGGGAATGTCAAGTTATATAATGGACTGTGAAGAACAGTTTATCAATTCAGTAAATCTTAGGATTGGTGGTTGTGAACATATCACAGAACTTCACATGGCACTTACAAGAGATAAGTGTTGGAATGACATTGCACATATGTCTGCAAATGAACAACTAGAATTTGTTGAAGAACTCTGGAGTGAGTTCTGGTGTGATTATGCATGAAAAATCTCATTAGATTAATAATACTTTTATGGGTTGTAGCATTTCTTGGTGGTTTACTAACTGGCAAGAGTGCATTTGCACAAGATTGTAAGTATGAAAAAACAGTAGTGCTAGATGATGGTGGGAAAATTTTATCCTCTAAAACAGAATATGTTTGTAAAGGGTCTAAACCTATTCTAGTGTTAGAACCAACAGTAACAGATCAAGTCAAGTATGTGCGGCCACCAGTGGTTAGTACATATGATTATATAAATCATTACACTTCTAATGAAAATAGACTTGACAGAATACTAAGTTTGTTGTATAGTGGTAGTTAAATGTGGAGGCATAATTGTTCAGAGTAGCAATAGGAATTATTATCGGTGTAGTTTTAGTGGAGTATAACATCATGCCAGAGGTGTTAAACTTTTTTGTTGATTCTGGTGGAGTGGATAAATCTATAGAAGTCTTGGAGGGCTTGAAATAATGAATAATCTAAATTATGTAACTGTTGGAGTATTGGGAAGTGTCCTTACACTTGGTGCCTGTTCTAATAATCCAGATGCGACACAGATGTTGAATACCTCATCTGTTGAGTATAAACAAGAAAAGGTAGAGGCTGCAACCAAAACAGTCCCATCTTGGTTTACAACATTACCAACTGATGAGAAGTCAATCTATAGTGTCGGTACTGCACAGTCACCAGACTTGCAATTGTCTATCGACATGGCAACACTCAATGCAAAGTATACTCTTGCTGATCGTATCAATGGTAAGTTGGATGCAATGATGAAAACATTTGTAACACGACTTGGTACAGATGATGATGTGTCTGCAACTACAATGTCAGAAGTTGAGAAGGTCACAAAGAATGTGATTGCATCAGTTGATGTTGCTGGTTACAATCCAAAAGAGATGGAGATATATCCAACAGGAACACAGTTTCGTGCATATGTTTTACTTGAGTATTCAGAGGAAGAGGCTCGTAAGATCATTATGAACCGTATGATGAAAGATCGTATGGTCTATGGTAAGATTCGTTCTACCAATGCATGGAAAGAACTTCAGAATGAAGTAGATGCATCAAAGGATGAAGATCAGACTTTATCAATGTCAAACATTGAAACCGAAATCAACAAGGTTGTTGATGCGGCAGAATAGAGGAAAAACTTTGTCTGGATTAAAAGTAACAGTTCGTGGAGATGACCTCAATGGTGCATTGCGAGTTCTAAAGAAACGTATGCAAATTGAGGGTGTCTTTAACGAACTGAGAGAACGAACTGCCTTTAGAAGTAAAGGTGAAAAAAAGAGACTTCAACGAGCTGCTGGTAGAAGAAGGTGGTTGAAGAAAGTGGATAAACTCAAGGAACAAGGACAATGGCCTAATGAGTAGAAAAAAAATAGTGGCATCAACAACTACTAATGATGGATGGGTTCAACCTAAACCTAAAAAGAAAAGGAAACCCATGACACCAGAACAAAAGGTTGCTGCAGCAGAACGTCTTGCGAAGGCTCGTGCTGCAAGAAAACCAGCAAAGAATGAATCAATACATCATTCTGTTCTTGCACTAGATGATGACCATGTGTTGTCTGCAAAAAATGTTAAGAATTGGATCAAGTCCCAGAAAGATCTGATGTCTAGTTTAAGATACGAAGTGCGAAAAGATGTCAAAGGTGCAAAGGCAAAGTATCATAGTGCAGAAGGATATATAAGACATCTAAAACATTATCTAAAACATGGGGACTACTGTGATGACTATTATGGTGCCTATGGGGAGAAAAAAATAAAATGGCAGACGATAACTTCAAAGGGAATGTAATCAAAGGGCCTTGGAAAAGGGCAAAGAAAGTATCAAAGGTGCAAACGGCAAAAGTGACTCAAGACATGGTTTTTATAGATGATGTCGCAGAAAATGTTATGATACCTTTGATACATGGTCTTGCCGAAAATGGTGTAGATATCAAAGAGGACGATTTTTGTAGAGAGATTGGATTTCTAAATGAGGTAGTGAGAACTATATTGTTCAGACATCTAGGTTATAAACATGAAATGAAAGAGTTAATAGAATCTGTAATGAAACTAAGAACAGAAAAAACAGAGGATGTATATGCCTCATTTGATGCAGAAGCAGTAGATAAATTAATTCAGTTTATAAAGATACAAAACGAAATTGAGAAGGAAAAAGACGATGACTGATGCAGAACAGTGGAGGCGTGAAGTAGTTATTCGCACTCCTTTCAGCCCAACTATTTTAGAATACCAAGTTCCACAGAGATTTATTGATATCATAAACACATCTGGTGATGCGGTTTTGCCTGATGATGGATTATCAAAGAAGTTTGATTTCTCTGACAATCTTGTGGGTAAGGTTTCTAAAGAAGTTAGAATACCAGTGGCAGAAGAAGATGACAGAAACTATATGGCAGATATTATTAAGAAAGCTTGTTTAGGTTATCTTCAAAATATGATTGCAAATAGTCGAGCATATGAGTGGCAGAAAAATGGTGGACATGGTAATCCAACTACCGATAATATTCACCTTGCACAATCTTGGATTGTAAGTCAATACAAATATGAATACAATCCATGGCACAAACATAGTGGGAACTTTAGTGGTGTTTGTTATCTAAAATTACCAGAGGATATGGAAAACCATTTTGATGAAGAGACAAAAGATCATTATCCTGCTAGTGGTTTGATTGAGTTTAGTTATGGAGAGCCTTGTGATATGAGAAGTGATACACTCATGTTCAAACCAAAAGTAGGTATGATGTTAGTATTTCCATCTTGGTTGAAACATAGTGTTTATCCATTTTACTGCGATGGTGAAAGACGTAGTATGAGTTTTAATGCTTACTATATGACAGATGCACAGATAGAATCAAGGGATAGTGTTAATAAATGATTATTATGGACATGAATCAAATCTCATTAGCAAGTCTAATGATGGATTTGAATATGCGAAAGAGTAACGAGGTCAGAGAAGACTTAGTAAGACATATGATACTCAACTCTATTCGTATGTATAGAACAGATTTTCACCAAGAGTTTGGTGAGATAGTTCTCACATACGATTCTAAACACTACTGGAGAAGAGACTACTTCCCTAATTACAAAGCTGGTCGTAAAAAGGGTAGAGAGAATGATAGTAAAGATTGGGGTGCAATCTTCAATTGTTTGAACAAAATTAAATCAGAGTTTAAAGAAAATCTACCATACAAATATGTGGAAGTTTATGGTGCAGAGGCAGATGATGTTATTGCAATATTGTGTAAACATTTTCCAGATGAAAAAATTATGATTGTGTCTGGTGATAAAGATTTTATTCAACTACAAAAATATCCAAATGTTCAGCAGTATAGTCCAATACTCAAGAAGTATGTAAATGGACACGATCCGATCACCTATATAAAAGAACACATACTTAAAGGTGATGCAAGTGATGGAGTTCCAAATGTTCTATCACCTGACAATACATTTGTTGATGGATTACGACAAAGGCCTTTAGGACGAAAAAAAATTGAAACTTGGTTGAATATGCACATAGATGATTTACAAGATGAAGTCAAAAGAAACTATCAAAGAAATGATAAACTTATCAACTTGGATAACGTGCCAGAAGATCTTGAAAAAGAGATTGTGGTAGACTTTTGTGAAGCACCTTGTGGAGATAGAAGTAAGTTGTTAAATTACTTTATTCAATCAAGACTGAAAGAACTTACAGAATCAATAGGAGACTTTTAAAATGGCAGAACAAACTTACGTTTTACTTTTTTCTGAAGTATTAGATAAGGTACACAAAGCAAAAACTAAATCACAAAAAGTTGCAATTCTTAGAGAACACAATACAGACTCATTGAGAATGTTGCTCAAGGCTGCATTTGACCCAACAAAGAGATGGGTATTCCCTGCTGGGGATGTTCCTTATACACCAAATGATGCCCCTGCTGGTACAGAACACACTGTG